GCACGTAGCATACAGCTCAGATACGGTATGTCTCCGCACCTGAAAATGGTTAATGATACTGCCGTCCCGCCGGTACCCTTATATTGCAATCATAAGGGTATCGTGCGGACTTACCGACAATTGCGATTCGTTTCCGAAGTTCTCCTCAGGGATACTGGAACGGCTGAAAGGCCGTTCGTCCTTGAGTCAAGTTATCTTCGAACCTGTGAATCGCTCATTAAAGCCTGGAAGGCATATCTCGAGAAGCTTAAGATCGGCTCTCGGGGGCCGCGGTTGCAATTCGTTATTGCGTCGTATGATAAGGGAACTCGCAGTCTCTTTGACTACACGTGTGACAAATGCGACAAAGAAAAGGGTGATATAGCAATCTCCGATTGGTGGGAGAGAGTATCATCTGCCTCCGAGAGTACACCACCGAGTGTATTGAGAAACCTCCGAAGGTATGCGCGGAAGCTGTTGGGCGGTGGGTGGGCTAGGAAGGCGTCTGAAGACGAAAGGATCGAGGGGTTTTGGGAACGAGAGGACGACATTCCAGATGTCAAGGCGTGCAATGAGAAAAGAAGGAGCGAAGGGGGAACTTTCTCGGCCCAGTGCCGTAGAGATGTTCATGCGGGATCACTTAGGGTCACCGTCGCGAAATCGAAATCTAAGTATCGTGTGGTAACGTGCCAGCCGGCTTTTGTGAAGCGGGCACTACACCGTGCGATGCGATACTTTTATGATAGGATTTCGAAGAACCGATGGTGTATTCGAGGTGACGTGAACCGTGAACATTTCGAAACACTGGAGCGAAAGAAAGGACAACTCTTTGTCTCTGGAGATTACTCGGCGTCTACTGACTACTTAAACCGCGATGCAGTTCTCGAGGTCGTAGCCGCTATGTGTGAAGTTCTCGACGAGACTACCGCTGACGTTCTGATGCGGAGTTTTAAAGAGTTGCAGTGCGAGGGAAGGGGGGCAATAAGACGGGGTAGTATGATGGGATCCAAGTGCTCCTTTGTCGTACTATGCGTATTGAATGCGTTTGTTGTTGATAACGCTTTGGGTAACGTGGACGAATTCGGGGATGTTGTGAATTCTGAAACGATGAGACCCAAGCTTATCAACGGCGACGATTCGGCATTTACGTGTAACGACAAGGAATTTAGCACTTGGCTCCAATACGCCTCGTGGGTCGGATTTCGCGTAAACCTGGACAAAACGATGCGCAATGATCGTTTTGTTGAAATTAATTCCCAAGTTTACGATTCACGACACGGAGTTATACCGAAACCGTCTTTCGGCTTCCTTCGGGGAGCGACAAATGAAATTGACGGTGATGGTACCGCTAGTGATTGGAATGAAGATCCCTGGGACGCGCTGTTTAAGACTCTTCAGTCGGGGATAAGGCACTTCGCGGTGAAGGCCTATGTTCTCACACATCCCCTCGTGAGGTTAGTCTTGGTAGGCTGTAGAAGAAAGCCTAATCTTCTTGTCATACCAAAGAGATGGCATACATTTCTATTCCGGAAGAAGTGGTTCCGTAGTCTTTGTGTTCTGGAGGGAGATGTGCCAGAAGAGACGACGGACCATGACAGAAGGATAGATTATGTATATGGTCCACTTTTGGCAGACGAAGAAGAGCATATTGTCGAGCGCGCCGAGGAGGCCTCGATAATTAGGTACAAACGAAAGTGGGATGGCGTTCCGTATAAGCCGGAACGACCACGACGTGTAAAGACAGTACTGCCTGATTCGCCTATCCGAATAGCCCGTGGGCCTGTGGTGGTTAAGCGTTTATGGATCAAAGAAGTATGGGAGGAGTTCATGGACGTCCTGGAGTTCGACTTCGATAGGAGTCATCTCTCGCTGGGATGGACGTGGAGGACCTTACTTCTGGACGATAAACGCTTATCCGCTCGCAGGGATCCTGTCATATCTCGAAATGACAGGCGAGCTTTCGCGCCTCCCCTTCGTGGGGGCTGGATAGGTGAGATGAGCGAGGAGGGACAAAAGAAATGGGTCCTGAGGGGGTAAGTACGTTGGGGCGCGCAGACGGGGCCACGCTTTATCGCGTGCGTCGTCTCCGTACTCGTGGATGATCCACGCACTGTTTTCAGGAAGCGGCGGTTGTGCCAAGTACGTGTAGAGAGGAGAGTGAATAAGCTGAGTGCGAATGCGCGGACGAGGAGGGTTATTCGTCCACTTTCTTAACCTTTGTTTCCGATAATGGGAAACTCCAGTTAATATATTGGCACACTCGGTCAAACTTCCTTAAGGGAAGGAGGCACCGGTTTATCCGGGGGGCGTGGGCTCCCACGCAGCCGTAAAGGGGTACCGAGGTATGACCACTTATATATGGAGGAGGAAACATAGGGAAAGTGCCGTGTTGACAACGGCTTAGGATGTGCGGAGAAAGCGCACCGCACAATGCTTTGACACTGCTTCTGTCCGCGGAGCTGTTAGCATCCGTCGTAGAATGTCTACGGGAATTGGGGACACGAGTGAC